TGCCGGTCCACGTATTGTACATCCCGAAGATACCATCTTTGATGGCTTAGCCGAAGCACAAAAATATGTACAGGCCTTAAAGGGTGTGATTAAAAATCCTGGCAAGATATCAATCAAATGGGATGGAGGTATTGCCTTGGTGTTCGGACGCAAAACTTCAGGCGAGTTCTTTTGTGCCGACAAGTACATGCCCAACAAAGGCGTACTACCCACCAGCCCCGAACAGTGGATTGAATATGATCGAGCACGTGGTGCTGACCGCAATGACCTGTATGCAAAAATACAAACCATATGGAAGGGCCTAGAAGATGATGTGGTTGCGCCCGGTACTTACAAGGGCGACTTGATGAGTGCGGGCAAAACTCCCATGGTTGATGGCATGTACGAGTTCACTCCTACAACAGTAAAGTATCGTATACCACCCAAGTCACCAATTGGTGAATTGATTAAAAACAAAGTGGGCGTGATTGTGGTGCATCAACGAGACGGTGCTCCCTGGGACGGCAAGACCGGATTGGCCAACAACGGCACTGTGGCAGTGCTAAATCCCACTGCTGGTTTGAAATTTAGTTTAAAAGATCCTGTACAGTTGAGCAATGCCGCAACCAAAGCGGTAACAGGTGCAACAGGTCAAGCCGCAGAACAGTTTTTAAAAGGGCTAGACGGAGTTGGCCAGGGACTTATTAAAAAGTATTTTAATCATAAAATTACCGGACAAACCAATGAAGATGAAGCCACTTGGTTGCAAAAAAACACAAACCCCAAGCAATTTAAAAACCTAATAGGCGAAAACCAAGGCGGATATTTGTATCGAAATGCCAAGGGCTACAAAGCTCTTCGAGACACTTGGAACGCAATTTATCAATTCAAAGTAAACCTGGCTGACCAACTTGAAAAACAAGTAACCGGATTCGAGCAGTGGACCGGGGGACAAAAAGCCGGTGAGGGATTTGTTATTGATACACCCGTGGGACTGGTAAAACTAGTAAATCGCGGGGTTTTTGGCGTGGCACATTTTAACAAGTAAACCCCGAGTTTTTTACGAAAAGACTAAATAAATGCATGTAGTCCAAATAGGGCTCATTAATTTTAAAGGAAAAATAAAATGGCTGTTCAGACAAGATATGTAGGTGATTCCCTACCAATTACAAACGTTGACCTAGGTGCTAGTTATGGTTACCCATCAAGTGGTGCTATTATCGGTACAGGTCTTACAAAAGCTCCTATCGCTTTAGCAATTACTACAGTTGGAACTGGCGCTACTGCTAACCTAGCATTAGAAATGGTTACTGGCGGTGCAGTAGAATCTATTCTACGTACCCTAGAAATCGACAGTACAGTTACAATGTACCAAGTTGGTGGCGGCTCAAACTATACTCAGTTGAGCGTTCTTTTAGAAGCTACTGGTGCAGGTCCTTCTAACAGTGGTTATGGCGCACAATCATACACAGCAAGCACAATTGCTACTGCATTACAAACACGTTTACAAGGTATGCTTGGTAACGTTGGTACTGCCGGTGGTAACATTGGTATTGCTTCAAACGTATGGGCTGCTTCAACAACAGTTACAAACGTTGGTTTCAAACTAGCTACATCTTAATTAGTTCGTAAACTAAACAAAGGAAGCGCATTTATTGCGCTTTTTTTGTGGCCGCTAAATACTGTATGAATGCTCCGGGACTACAATTTTTTACAGGATACACATTGGTTGATATTACCCCAACTCGTGTGATTCGTAGTGTTGATCCTGATGACATTAAACGCAATCAACAACGCAATTGGGAAACAGTACTGCAATGCATGAGCCTACGCACACAACCCTTGCACATTAAAGAGCCCACTGTGTACCAAGAAGTACCAACTGATATGATGAAGTTTGGCGACTACTTTCAAGGACAACATAGTCTATGGACTTGGACTTGGGCCATTGAAAGCACTGGCGTATACGATTTGCCCAACAAACCCTTGGGCGGATTGTTACAAGACTTTGAACAAGTGCCAATCATCACCGGACTAGAAGAAACTGGGCGCTTTATGCTTCCCATCTTTTATCCTTACGGTGCTATTAAAAACGTATATTTCGTTCAACATCACGAACAATAAATAGAGTATTGATGCTCATGGCACCACTTAGGCTCACTTTACGGCACACATCACGGCACATTAAAACGATAGCATCGCCCTATTAGGAACAAAAATGGCCGGGACCGCAATTGAAAAGAAAAGCCTAGAGGCGCACGTAGAGTTATGCGCTGAAAGGTACAACAGTTTGGAAAATAAACTCAACAGTCTAGAAGACCGCATGGACAAGGTTGAGAACCATCTTGTAGACATCAAAACTGCCTTGAGCAATCAGGACAGCAGTCAGTACAAAACTCTAGTCACAATTGGCACTACCATAATCGGTGTCTTGATCACTGGCCTAATAACTTTGGGTGTACATATCGCTACTAAATAACAGTATGCGAATTGTAGAACTACTTAACAACATCACAGTACCTATCACGAACGAGCAAGCCGACTTGCTGGGACGATTTGAACACGAGTCTACAATATTCAAAGATCGGCTCAACGAGCGTGAGCAAGAAATCGCAAATCAACTAACGGCACAAGACATACTCTTACGCCGTAATGACAATGGCCAAATCACGTACAAAAAGAAAATCCGCTAAAGACAATATGCCTCCCGAAGTCAGCAAGTTAGTTGACGGAGCGGCCGATTACATACAACACTGGACTCGAACTGAATTAACTAGAATTCAAAGCAGTCGATTGCCTATTTGCATACCCATCAAGTCCGGGTACCTAATAGGAACTTATACTCTAAAAGTTTCACCCACTAAAAAATGCGATGTTTATAATTCCAGTAATGAACTGGTGCACACGTTTGAAGACCGACGCAGCGCAGTATTATACGCCATTTATACACTAAAAAGAAAATACGCAACCGCAGACAATATACTAAAACTAGATATAGAAATAAATAAAAATTACACAGATATACAGGCCTGGCGAAATCATATTGTCAAGGCCCGTAAAAGAAAAGACTACGATACTGTTGATATTAGGACTTCTAGGCTGGAAATAGCGGAAAAAACGCTGGAATACACCCGAAACGAAATATCAAAAATTTATCTAACGGCTAAATATAATAAAATATGGGACTTATAACATGAGACTTTCAGAAATGCATACCGAGGTAACTCCTCAAAAAATTAACAAAGTTATGGAACGAAGCTTTGGCTTCACAATCGACTATGATAATTTAACCTATGCCAAAGCACAACGCTTACACAATGCCATCAACGAAAACATGAACACTATTCGTAAAAGTTATGGCGCACATACTGTGGAAAAGAATCCCAAGTACATGGAACTGATGTTGGTTCGTGAAGGCTTGCACAAGTGGATGCATAGCGAACAAGGTTTGTTTGAAAGTGAAATGGGCAAAAGCGAAGCAGTACTAGCTGCCAAAGACATCGTTGACTCAATTCAAGACATGTTGGAAAAAGTTTCTAAAATGCAAAATGAACAAGTGCCTGCACTAATTGACACAGTACGTGATCAAATTGGCATGGAACAAAGCGAAGCATTTAAAAATGCTATCCGTCCAGTACTGGATGCAATGTATCAATCAATGCAAACTGGTCGTGAACAAGCCGACAATGCAGCACGTGCCCTAAGTGGTGACCAACAAGCAGCCGGTTCAATGGACATGGGTGCAGGCGACATGGGCGGTATGGATGCTGGCCTAGGTGGCGACGACTTGGGTGGAGACCTAGGTGGCGACACAATGACTCCAGACCAGGGCTTGGACAGTGACATGGACACTGATGGATTTGACGCAACTGATGCGGCCGCAGGTGGCAGTGCTGACCTAGGACGTACACGTCGTTAATATGAGAATTAGTGAAATTATTTTAGAAAGCGAGGACTATCCCGAGTTTGATAGTCCCATTGAAGACGAGGCAGACACTAGAGGTGATGCCAGTTTAATCACTGCACTAGAATATTTACGTCACGAAGCTGAACAAAGCAATGCGGTTAGCCCTCGTGTCAAAGTAGACACTGTTATCAATCGTGTTCGTGCCATGCCCGGCAACGAAGCATTTAACTATGCCGCATTGGAAAAGGCACAAACAGATAATCAAACAGTCAAAAGCATGATCAAGAGCATTGATGATGACACACATACCGGTGCCAAATATGTTTACTTGACTCCGCCTGAGAACACAGTGGACCAAACAGATCCACTAGGTGCCAAAAGTGCCAAACCCGGAGACAGTAGTAAAATTGTTTCGGGAATGGCCAAACGAGCTGCTGGCTAATCAAAATTGTAGACTTTAGATAATAAATATCATATACTACTTTACAAGGAGAGTATCATGAAAAAATTCCTATCACTATTAATTCTAGCATCAACATTGACCGCTGGTGCCGAAGCCTGTTGCTACCGCGGAGGATATTACCATCATGGTTATGGTAATGGTTGGGTAGCGCCTGCACTTATTGGTGGGGTCATTGGATACGAAATAGCACAACCTCGCACAGTGGTTGTTGAGCAACCTCCGGCAGTTGTTTATACACAACCTCCAATGGTGGTAACGCAACCGGGTTATGCACCTCCTCCTGTGGGATACCATTACCAACAAATGGTTAATCCACAAACTGGACAGTATCAACTAGTATTGGTACCAAACTAAAATGAAACTACGCAAACTACGCCGTAAATTATACGTTGCCATTTTTAGACATGATACCAAGCGAGAGCGAAAGATATGGTACAAAATATTGAAAAAGTCAATCAAGCACAAGAATACATCTGACATAAGATAACATATCAATGGCAGATAATTACAACAATAGCAATATTGTATTGGCCATATTTCCCGGCTGGTGTGGTGGAAACTTTTTATTACGATGTTTAGAAATAAGCGATAATTTTTATCAACCCCAAACCGAACACGTAGAACAACAACGATTTCATCGTCCGGCACGATTAACCGAACGCACTAAACAAGATAAATTTGATACCTTGTTGCGCGAGTT